AGTTCTTGCTGAAAATGCCCACGGCTTGGCAGCAGACTTGGTAACTTCTTAAACGAAGCAAAGGAGAGGGGGGAGCAATCCCCCCTTTTTTACATGGAAAAAAGAATATTCAGCGAAGATAAAGACCAGGGCATCACACGCTACTGGCACTACAACCCTGAGACTGATGAGGCAACGATTCAGACGCAGCAGGATGTAACCGACATCATTGAAGAGAACAAGCAAGAGTTCAACATGGTTGATGAACGTGCTGGCTGGAAAGGTGAGTTTCACCGCGTTGCCAGCATTCCTATGTCTATCTATTCACAGCTCAAAGCAGATGGCAAGCTCGAAGATCAGGAATATATGAAGCGTTGGCTTAATGATCCAGAGAACAGATTTTTTCGTGTACGACCAGGACAAGTATGAAATACATCGCAGTATGCACACCAGCGCGTGACATGGTCCACACCATGTTCACCTATGATCTAGTCAACATGGTGGCTAACCACACATTGAACACCAATGATGCCATCAGCTTGAAAATATCGCAGGGGACGCTTATCGCCAATCAGCGAGCTGAATTGTGCCTAGATGCGATGCGTGAGAAATGCACTCATGTGCTTTTCATTGATTCAGATATGCGGTTTCCACACGACATGATTGAGCGTTTGCTGCAACATGACTTGGACATTGTGGCGACCAACTGCGCTCGCAGACGTATGCCTACAGGACCCACCGCACAGATTTACAAAGAGAATGGCGAGCGTGAGTTGGTATATACGATGCCCGAAACGACTGGACTGCAAGAAGTTGGCTCAGTTGGTATGGGCGTGATGCTGATCAAGGCCAATGTGTTTGCGGCTTTGTCAGAGCCTTGGTTTGAAACACCTTGGCGGCATGACAAGCGCGGCTACATTGGAGAGGATGTTTTCTTCTGTAAGAAAGCTAGAGAGGCAGGCTTTAAGATATGGATAGATCACGATGTGAGCAAGGAAATAGGCCACATTGGGATGTTTGAATTCAAGCATGACCATACTTGGGTGATGCGTGAAGTCCAAGAAACTGAAAAGGTTACCTGATGGCACTCACGACTTATGCGGAGCTGAAGACCTCGGTTGGCGACTGGCTCAACCGCACTGATTTGGCGACTGCAATTTCAGACTTTGTCAGCTTGGCAGAGGCTCAGATTGAGCGCCAGTTGCGTACACGCCAAATGATTGTGCGTGCCAATGCGACATTTGCGGCGGCGGCTGAATATGGCACAGTGCCTGATGACTTCTTGGAAGTCAAAGCCATCAAGATCAATACCAATCCAGTCACCAACCTGACATTCCAAACCATTGATGCCATGGACTCTTTGTCGAATACGACTTACTTGTCGAGCGGCAAGCCTTTGTATTTCAGCGTGGTTGGAGGTCAATTTAGACTGTTGCCAATTCCCGATGGTGAGTACACCGCTGAGCTGGTCTATTACGCAAAGTTATCTAAGTTATCAGATACAAACACCACCAACTGGCTGCTGACTCAAGCGCCTGATGTGTATTTGTATGGTTCACTCTTACAGGCTGCGCCATACTTGCAAGACGATGCGAGAATCTCTGTATGGTCATCGCTGTATCAGGCAGGACTAGATCAGTTGCAGATTGCAGATGATCGTGGTTCTACATCAGGCGGTGCGATCTTGGCTAGAGCAAGGACATTTGGATGATAGTTACCACCACCAAAGGCGAGATGGATGACTCATTGCTTGAAAAGCGTGAGGGGTCTGTTGAAAACGATACCGAGACAACAAGCTGGGTAGAGTATTGGCTTGCTGGTGAGATGGTGCATCGATCTGTCCACATGGCGCTCAAGCGTGGCGTTTTTGCTGATGGCATCAGCCAACAAATTTAAGGGATAAATCATGGCCAATACACAAGCAATGTGTACCAGTTTCAAGGGCGAGCTGCTTGTCGGCCACCATAACTTTGGCACTGGCGTTGTACGCGCTGCCACTACAGCAGACACTTTCAAGGCTGCCTTGTACTTGGCCAGCGCCACTGTTAATGCCACCACCACAGCCTACAGCTCCACAGGTGAGGTGACAGGCACAGGATACACCGCAGGCGGCGTCACAGTGACATTTGGCACAGCTCCAAGCACCAGTGGCACTACAGCCTTTGTGACTCCCAGCGCCAGCATTAGCTACTCTGCTGTCACCCTATCTACAGCCTTTGACGCAGTCCTGATATACAACTCGACTCAGTCAAACAAGGCAGTCAGCGTCCACACATTTGGCAGTCAGACAGTGACTGCTGGAACATTTACGCTGACCATGCCGACAAATGATGCAAGCACTGGCCTGATCAGGCTGGCTTAAAGCAGGGGCAGCAACATGGCTGCATACGGCACAGGCTATTACGGCAGGGGCGTCTACGGCATAGGCAATGTCGTAATCAGCGGCAACCAGGCGACTGGTGCTGTTGGAAATCTATTAGAAGATATATCAGTCCAAGAGAATGGGAACATTGCCACAGGTAATGTTGGCACTGTTGGATTAACTGTATCTGTTGCCATTACAGGCAATGCAGCCACTTGCGCTGTTGGATCGGTTCTAGCAGATTCAAGCAAGGCGGTTACAGGTAATGCGTCAACCTTGGCGGTTGGTAGCGTCACTCAGTCTGCTTCAATTGACTTAGTTGGTAATTCTGCGACTGGTGCGGTTGGATCGGTTGGCGTCACCAGCACCACATCTGTCAGTGGTAATGTAGCTGCTGGTGCTGTTGGCACGATGTTGGCCGAGGTCATATCGTTCCAAGACATCACAGGCGTTGAGGGAGCTGGCGCTGTTGGATCAATTGCAGGATTGACCATTGAGGTTGCGATCATTGGCGTTGAGTCTGTTGGCGCTGTTGGGGTAATGATCGGATTTGGATGGGGTGCAATCCCCGATACATCAGAGACTTGGACGCCTGAGTCAGATACGACAGAGAGCTGGACGCCAGTTGCGAATTCAACTGAGAGCTGGACACCAGTTTCAGACACATCAGAAAGTTGGACTGATTTGTCGGACAATTCAATCACTTGGCAAGAGGCCGCATAGGAGTTTTCAGCATGGCAGATACCACCACCACAAACCTATTATTGACAAAGCCCGAGGTTGGCGCGTCAACAGACACATGGGGTACGAAGATTAATACCGACCTAGATAGCTTGGACGCAGTCTTTGCGGCTGCTGGTACTGGTACATCAGTTGGCTTGAATGTCGGTTCTGGTAAAAAGCTGAAGTTGGTCGGTGATGTCATCGACACCAATGGTAATGAGTTGCTAAAACTGACAGCCACGGCATCAGCGGTCAATGAGTTGACACTAGCCAACGCAGCCACAGGTGCAGCGCCTGTTTTGTCGGCTACTGGCGGCGACACAAACATCAGTATTGTTCTTACACCTAAAGGCACTGGCGGCGTGGGGATTGGTACTACTTCGCCATCGGCCTTACTCCATGTATCTCAAGCGTCTACCAATTTTCAAGTTCGTGTAACCTCAACAAGTGCGGCCAACTTTAGTGCGGCACGTTTTTACAATGATGCTGGAAATGCTTTAGATGTTGGTATGTCTGGTTCAACAGCTACATATGGCGCAAATCTTGGCATGATTGGAACTGCTACCAATAATTCGCTTTCGTTTAAGACAAACGATACAGAGCGTGGTCGTATCGACACCAGCGGCAACTTGCTTGTGAACACCACAAGCACACTCCAAAATGGATTATTTAGTGTTTTGGCTAAAGCGGGTGGCACTGGAATTGGTGTACAAGTTTCGACCAATGGAAATTATGGACTTTCATTTGGTAATGCTTCTGGAACAAATGTTGGGCGCATTCAAATAGATTCGGCGGCAACGCAATTTGTAACTTCATCTGACTACCGCTTAAAAAATAGTATTTCCCCAATGACAGGCGCACTGGCAAAAGTAGCCTTGCTTAAACCCTGTACTTACAAGTGGAACGAAGACAATTCTGATGCAGAAGGTTTCATTGCCCATGAATTAGCTGAAGTCTGCCCTCAAGCAGTAAGCGGTGAAAAAGATGCAGTAGACGCTAATGGGAACATAATTTCTCAAGGCATAGATACCAGCTTTTTGGTAGCAACACTGACCGCCGCCATCCAAGAACAACAAGCCCTCATCACAGCCCTGACAGCACGAATCACAGCATTGGAAGCAAATAATGGATAACCAACAAATCTTCAATGTGGTATTCAGCATTGCTGGATTTTTGGCGGTCTATGTGATCAACAACTTAACTAGACAAATACAAAAGCTAGAAGACAAGGTTAACGACCTACCTCATAGTTATGTGCAAAAGGATGACTACCGATCTGACATTGCTGAGATCAAGGCCATCTTGAAGCAGATTTTTGACAAACTGGACAGCAAGCAAGACAAGTGATGTGGACCCATTCACCGCCGCCCTGGCTGCTATTAGTGCAATAAAGACAGGCGTTGCGCTTTATAAGGACATAAAGCAAACAGGCGGTGAGTTGGCAAAGATCACAAAAGAGATTTCGGGTTTCATAGGTCAGTTTTTTGAGGCGCATGAAGAAGTAAAGAAAGAAGCAGAAGAGCAAAAGCGCAATCCTCCAAAAACAAAATCTCTCAAGTCGCAGGCTCTTGACAATGTCTTCAACCAAATCGAATTGGAGAGACAGTCAGTCGAGCTAAGAGAATTCCTGATCTATCAAGTTGACCCAGCCTTGGGCGCAGTGTGGTCAAGGTTTGAAGAAGAGTATGCAAGACTCAACGAGGAGCAAGAAAAGGAAAGACTAGAACAGGAAGCAAAGGACAGGGTGGTGGCATGGCAACGAAGAAAAATGCTAAACCAACTACAAGACAGGGGACTAATAATAGCGGCAGTGATGATCGTTTTTATATACCTCCAGCTCCTATTCCTAGCAATCCACCAAATGAAAGTAGTGAGATGGGATTCATAATTGCATTTATCTCGATGGTGGTTGTTTTTGGTCTGCTTTTACCCATCATTGGCGCCATGTACTTGGATATCCTTGAAACGAAGAGAGAAACAAAGCAGCAACAAGAGCAAGTTAAACGATTGATAAATAAGGTGGAGAAAAAGGAATGATCCCAATTGTTGCGTCACTGCTTGGCACATTAGCCCAAAACGGCTTGGGTTTACTCTCCAGCGCAATACAGGCCAAGGGTAAAGAGGTGGTGGAGAACACGCTTGGGGTCAAGATTCCAGACGCACCTACCCCTGAAGATGTTAGCAAACTTAGACAGCTTCAGTTTGACCATGAAGAAAATTTATTGGCGCTTGGCATTGAAAAGGCAAAACTAGAGCTGGCAGAGCTTGATCTGCTGGCAAAGGCTGCTCAGTCTGATGCTGACAACATTACAGATCGCTGGCAGGCTGATATGTCTAGCGACAGTTGGTTATCCAAGAATATCCGTCCCATGAGCCTTATAGCGATCTTTCTAGGCTACTTCTTGTTTGCCATGATGTCTGCCTATGGATACAACGCAAACGAGTCCTACGTCACTCTGCTGGGCAATTGGGGTATGTTGATCATGGGCGCATACTTTGGCGGCAGAACAATTGAAAAACTTGCTGATATGAGGAAGAAATGAGCTTAAACACCGAACAGGCTGCATTCCTGCTGGATATGTGCAAGCTGATCCAATACGCCACAGAGCAGGGCTTTGTGGTGACTGGTGGCGAGCTGGCTAGAACACCCGAACAACAGGCTTTGCACTTTAAGGCGGGGCGTTCCAAAACCATGAACTCCATCCACTTAAAGCGTTGCGCCATCGATCTGAATTTTTTCAAGGATGGCAAGATCATTTGGGATAAGTCAACCATTGCACCACTTGGCGCGTTTTGGGAAAGTCTGCACCAAAAGAATCGTTGGGGCGGTAACTTTAAGTCATTGGTAGACTGCCCACACTTTGAGAGAAACGTCTAATGGCGCTCAATCTTGGTCAGCAGATAACGACACCAGCGCAGCCAAACCTTGGCTCGCCTGCGCCTGCCTATGACCAAGGATTTTTCGGTACGTCATTTGGCGGCTTGAATGTTTATTTCAGCAAGCTGACGGCACTCTTTGCAGCGATCCTCGGGCCGCGTGGTAGCAAATACATCAATGCCCCATATGGCGCATTTCAAGATGGCACAGATCAGACGGCGGCCAACACCACCACAGCCTATGCCATCACCTTTGACACCACCGACTTCAGCAATGGCGTGACATTGTCGAATTCGTCAAGACTTAATGTGTCTCAGGCTGGCTTATACAACTTGCAATTCAGTATCCAATTCAAAAACACCACCAATGACGGCCAAGATGTGGATGTGTGGTTTCGCAAGAACGGCACAAACATCGCCAATTCAAATAGCAGATTTCATACCCCACCAAGAAAAGCGGCGGGCGATCCATCTCACTTAATTGCCGCGCTGAACTTCTTTGTCAGTCTAGCAGCCAATGACTATGTAGAGATCATGTGGCGAACAACAGATGTTGGTGTCAGCATTGAGCATTTTGCAGCCAGCGCCTCACCGACTAGGCCAGTCGTGCCTTCAGTCATTGCCACACTTTCTTTTGTGTCCAATTTGTCTACAGAAACAGCATAATTGACCTATGGCACTCATACCTCTAAAAATCCCACCAGGCGTATACCGAAACGGCACTGAGTATCAGTCGGCTGGGAGGTGGTTTGACGCCAACTTGGTACGCTGGTTTGAGAACACTCTTAGACCGATTGGCGGCTGGCGCAAGCGCTCTACTAGTCAGATGACAGGCTCATGCCGAGGATTACTCACTTGGCGGGATAACAGTGGTGACAGATGGATTGCTGCCGGTACGCATTCAAAGCTCTACGCCATGAACGAGGCCGGCACGCTTAAGGACATCACGCCAACAAGTTTTACAGTAGGCATAGCTGATGCCGCCATCAATACTGGCTATGGATACTCTACCTATGGCAGTTTTGCTTACGGCGTGGCGCGTCCTGATACTGGGACAGCGACACCAGTAACGACTTGGAGCTTAGACACTTGGGGCGAGTATCTGATTGGATGTTCTAACGCTGATGGCAAGCTCTACGAGTGGCAGTTGGGATTTACAACGCCAACGCTGGCGGCTGCCATCACCAACGCGCCAACAGGTTGTCAGGCTTTAATGTCTACCGCAGAGCGTTTTATCTTTGCCTTGGGCGCGTCCAGCAACCCTAGACTGGTGAAGTGGTGCGATCAGGAGAACAATACAAACTGGACGGCGTCAGCCACCAGTCAGGCGGGTGACTTTGAGTTGCAAACAGTTGGCGCATTAAAGGCAGGCAAAAAAGTGCGCGGCATCAATTTACTGTTTACTGATGTGGATGTACACACCGCCACATATGTCGGACTTCCATATGTGTATTCGTTTGAAAAAGCTGGCAGCGGTTGCGGTTTGATTTCATCGCAGGCCGTTGCAGCTATCGACACTGCCGCGATGTGGATGAGTACATCAGGCTTTTGGCTTTTTGATGGTTACGTTAAGCCTTTGCCTTGCGATGTGTCTGATTATGTATTTCAGAATTTGAACTACAGCCAAGCAAGCAAGGTGTACGCCGTACACAATAGCAAATATGGCGAAATATGGTGGTTTTACCCATCCAGCTCCAGCAATGAAGTTGACTCCTATGTCATCTACAACTACCGCGAATCGCATTGGAACATAGGCTCATTGTCTCGCACAGCAGGCACTGACCGAGGTGTGTTTACCAATCCTTTGATGGTGTCATCTGACGGCTACATTTATGAGCATGAAGTGGGCTATGCCTACGACTCAGGCATTTTGTTTGCCGAGTCTGGACCATTGGAGATTGGGCAGGGTGACAACATCATGTCTGTACGCCAAGTGATACCTGATGAGCAGACATTGGGTGAGGTGGTGGTGAGCTTTAAGTCAAGGCTGTATCCAACATCCACAGAGTCAAGTCATGGTCCATACCCAGCGGCGCAGCCAACTGATGTGCGTTTCTCTGGGCGTTTGGTCAAAGTCAGGTACACAGGTGATGTGCTTGAAGACTGGCGTGTCGGCGTGTCCAAGCTAGATATCGTTGCGATGGGTAAGCGCTAATCGTGGCGGCGAAATAGAATCAAAGATTAAAAGGAAAAAAAATGGCGAATCCAAGACGATTACCACTCCCAGGCGATCCTGGATATGAAGAAGAAATTGCCAAATTGGGCACAGATTCTTTTGGTAGCAGACAAAACGCAATTAATGTTTATCTTGCTGGGGCAAAAAAATATAATGAGCAAATGGCTGACAGAGAGGCTATTGCGGCGTTTGGTAAAAAAGATTATGTTTCAGCTACTCCAGAGGAAGTTAAAGGGATAAAAGCTGAGTCATTAGATCAATATATACAGCAAGGTAAGTTGCCGCCAGTAGTTGTTCAATATGTCAGAGATGACATTCTGAATAGAGGTATATACAATGGTCAGACTGAAGTAAATTTGCCTGGTGTTAAAGAGCCACTTCATGTGCAAGTCACAAATGGTAGCATTGGAAATATAACTGTTCAAAGAGCAGTTGACGGCAGACCATACAACATTCTCTTTTCTTCTAATTCTGGAAAATTAACAGAACAAGCATTTGCCTCAAATGACCAAGGTGGGTTTTTACAAGATTTAGGACCAATGATATTGTCTGGCCTTGCGGCGGGTTATCTTGCGCCTGCCGCTGGTGCAGCGGGTGGTGCAGCGGGTGGTGCGGCGGGTAGTGGCGCTCTAAGCCCATATGCGGCGCAGGCTGCTGGCGCTTATGGTGGCAGTTCGGCGGCGGCAGGGGCGGCGGCAGCAGGAAATCTTGCTGGCATCCAAACGGCGAGTGCAGCTCAGAATGCTTTAAATCTTGGCATTCCTACTGGCGGCGGTGTAGCGCCTGATCAAGTAGCTCGGATGGGTGCAGATCAAATTTCACCATTGACGCCAGAAGCTACTGGTAGCGCGGATAGGGCGGCTTTGTATGGCGCAGAGGGATATGGGGCTTCTGCAACGCCAGCGGAGTTAGCGGCATATGCTGGTGGCACTGGACTTCTAAGCTCTTTGGGAGATGTAGGTTCAGCCATCCTAGACTTTGCAAAGGCTAACCCTAGCATTGCAGGCTCATTGCTTGGCGCAGTGACTGGTGCAATTGGCGCTGCCAACGCGCCTACATCACAAACCGCCACCACAAGCATTGATCCACAAATCAAGGCAGAGTATTTGGCAAACCTTGAGCGAGCCAAGCAGACGGCGGCTGGCTTACAGGCGCGTCAGATTGCACAGCCAGGTCAGATGTACACCGATGCAGAGCAAAAACTTTACAACCTCGGCATGACACCATTCGGCGCTGCTGACATTGAAAGGTTCTACAACCCCTACCAAGAGCAAGTGGTGCAAGGTGCTTTGGGCGACATTGAGCGTGCGCGCCAAATGCAAGAGCAGGAAAACATGGCGCGAGCAACTGCTGCTAGAGCGTTTGGCGGTTCACGCCAAGGCGTAGTCTCAGGCATGACCAACGAGGCGGCATTGCGTCAAGCGGCTACCACCGGCGCACAGTTGCGATCTGCTGGATTCAATACTGCCGCCAACCTTGGACTGGCAGCGCGTCCCATGGACATTGCAGGCTTGCAGACTTCATTGGGACTCGGCACTACACGCACCGCGCTTGAGCAGGCAAGACTTGATGCGTTGCGTAATCTTGGCACTGAGCGTTTGGCTATTACTGGCGGCGCGTTAGGGCTTCAGCCTGCAAACGTGGGTGGTAGTACATCGCAACCTCTGTACTCAAACGTAGCAGGCAGCGCATTGTCTGGTGGATTGACTGGCGCATACATTGGCAATTTGCTTGGAGTAAAGGCATAAATCATGGCTACATCAGCTCAAAACTTCTCAGGCTTACTCGGTGACATTTTTGGCGGTGGCGGTGGCGCTACTGGCCTTGAAGACTACTTGACGCCAGCTCAGACTGAGCAGATGAATCGTCAGGCTCTGCTGCAAGCAGCCATTGCCGCGTCACAAGCAAGCGCACCAAGCACAGTGCCGCGCAGTTTCATGCAGATACTTGGCGCTGGACTCGCTGGTGGTCAGCAGGGATACGCGCAGGCGCAAGAGGGTGCGATGAAGCAATTGCTCACCAAGCAGAAGCTAGATGAGTACAAGCGCCAAATGGCTGATGAGCAGGCATACAGAGATATGTTTGCTCAAGCGCCGGCGGCTGGCGGTGCAATAACGCCAATGCAGGCGGCTGCATTGCCTGGCATGGCGCTTGGTCCAACGCAAGAGCGTGCTGCCATGATTGGTCAGCCTGCGCC